TCCATTTGAAAAAATTAGCCCAGTATGGATTTTCATTATCAAATATTTCTTTCTGTTCTTTTGTAAGATTGTGCGGGTAGTCTCTAAATAAATTAAAGATTACTTTCTTATCAAAAGAAAATAAATGTTCCCCAAATGTATCAATATTACTAACCCACCAAACTTTATCGGTAGAATTTTCTTTATAGAAATCACTTAGCATATCCGTCATATCCTTTCACCTGGTCAATTTCATTGGTATTTATATAACCCAAGATTTCTTCAAATTCTTTGTTGTCTTTCAATGAATCTATTTCAATTATCACATTTTTAGGTTTCAATTTTATCCCATACACTGTGTGGGATTTCTGACACCCGAACCTGTTTTTTAGTACTCCGTCAGTCAAAATCTGATAACCGTTGTTAAATGCATCCTGCAGTTCTAAGTAATAATACCTGTTCAATTCTCTCTTTACTATGGCTGCATGTGTTCCAACCCCCAAATAATATTCCTTTTCTTCTTCTGTAATAAAATCTAACAGTTCTTTTATTGCTCTAAAATCATTTGAGTTTTCAACTATTAAACTTTTAACACCTTTCATTTGTGCTATATCCAATATATTTTTTCTGTTCGAAAAAAATATTTGAGAGTTTCCGCCTCTAAAATCTAATACATCCATTCCATTCCTATTCCCGATATAAGCTAAAGCCACTGATGAACAGGATCCGTTTGTTTCATCGCCTCCTGCCAACCTCATTACGATTTCATAATCTTCCAATTCTCTGTTCAATTTTCCCACTTTTTTGTACTCAACCTTGTTAAGTTCCAAGTTTTTCAAAATTGTACTGTTCTTCCTTATTTCTTTTATTATACCACTTTTTTCAGTTTTTTCAAAGGAATTCTTGCTGATATATTTTTCTTTCCACTCACTATATTTCATATCTGCCGGAACATACTCTGTTTCTCCTGTTGTCTCATTCCTTGCAGCTCTTTCGCCTTGCATGTCATCAAAGTAAGGTGCAGTTGTTGTCCTGCAACGCACGTGAAATGGATTCGCAGTGACTCCGACTTCATAATCTTTTAAGTCAAATACTTTTCCGTCCATATCCTGACATATATCCGATGTCCTGTTATCCAGTGTGGCCACTATCTCATACTTTTCTACTCCCAAATCCTGATAACTCTTAAGCCTTGCCCTGCTTGAGTAAGCCGCACTTTCTGTATACACCAGCCTTGAGGCATTTGCTTTCGACACTTTCATTTTTTCGGCTATTTTATCTGCCAGTTTTTCAAGACTGTCGCCTCTGATAAACGCCTGCGTCATTTCAGTGTGCAGAGTATTTATAAGTTTGTCCTTATCCTCCCATATCCTGTCAGAAAAGTTTTTCCCGTCAGGAGCCCATGGCTTTTTAATAACTGTGTTTACCAGTTTATCGTTAAGGTTGTATATGTTAGTTCCTACTCCTGTACCTTTTGCTATCTGGAATGCTGTTCTGTTGTACTGGTCTTTATAAAGATTTTTAAGATAGCTTTCAAATCCACTTTCACGGCCGTTATAAAGCTTTTCTATTTCCCCTCTTACTTGCAAATTCATGGCCTCAAGCCTCTCAATGTGTACTCTTGCACTTGCGTTCTCAAGTTGTATGCTCCAGTCTTTTTTGATCCCGTTTTCCTCTCCATACTTGATATATTCGTCAAGTGTCCACTTAAATTCTTTGAGTTCTTTATCATTAAGCATCTTCTTAGCTTCCGCAAGTGATACATCATTATTTTTAGCTATTCTGTTGTACCATACTTCAATATCTTTGTTCAGCCTCGATATAGCTCTCTCGTATTCCAGTTGTTGTCTCCGGAATTCGTCTCCTGCTATTTTATTAAGCCTTTCCTCTTCCTCGATAAATCTGTCCTGCCAATAATTATTTTTACTCATCTATATCATCAGAGTGGTTATGCTCTCCGAATCCTCCGTAGTCTTCCATTTTCTCCTGTTTTTCTTCTTTGATTTTTTTCATTTCCTCTTCCACGTTTACTGACCATGGGTGCTGTCCGATTATAGTTTCCTGTGATAATATTCCAACTGACTTCTGACAGTCTTCAATTGCCTGACTTTCATTCACTAAAATATCTCTATTGAAAATTATATCCAGTTTCTCGTCTTCGGATATACCTAATCCCGTGTTTCTTAAATGGTTATTTACAAACCATATAAGATTTTCAAACGATGCCTTAAATTCCACTTCCATTGAATTTGCATCAAGATCTATGTCTGAATACATTGAACGGATATTCAGCTGGTTTGGGTTAGCTCCGAGCGTTTCAGTCTTTGCGTCAAATCCTCTTCCGTTTTCAATGATGGCCTTCTTAAATATATCAACCAGAACTTTATAATTTTCATTGTTTACTTCGATTTTTAATGAATCGACTCCACCTTCTCCTGTTTCGTCTGAACGTATCGGAATTACACCGTGAACTCTCAGATTGTGCCTAAACTCGCTCCAGTCCGTTCCGTCGTAGTTCTTCACAATCAGAATTGTATTTCTAGGGTCTTCTTCCACCCTGTCCTGCATCACTGATATAAGCTCATTCAGTGCATCCTGTAAGGATTTCACTCTGACAAGCAGAGGCATTTCTGACTCATCATATCTAAATGGTATTACAGGCAGTTTTAACCAGTTGTATCCCTGCACATCTCCGTTATTATCTTCAAGTTTCAGATACGATTCAGGTTCCCTGTCAGCCATAAGTGAATTATTCCAGTTATAATATTCAACTCCTGTTTCCCTGTATACCTCAACCTTTGTTGACGTCTGAAATCCTCCATCCTTGAATTCTTTAACCGTATAAAGCCTTACTACATAGTCAAGCTCTTCATGTTCTTCGTCCTTCCATACCGGTATCACGTTCCGACCGTCAAATCTTTTAAATTTTAATTTCCCATCATTTCCAATATATACGTATAACCAACCTATGCCATATTTATATGCATCTTTTCCTACCATCCTGAGAAGTTTCAGAAATCGGTCATTGATTATACCCTTCAGTGACTCTGTATATTCATCATTGTCAGACTGAAATGTGGGTGTTTTTGAAAGTAGATAATTCGTCTTCTGATCAACAAGTTTTGAGTACTGGTTATCAATAAGTTTGGCAACCTTGACATTCTTAAGTGGTTCCAGTTCTCCGTTTTCATTTATCATATCCCTGTGCCTGTTCAGTACATCATGCTGGCCAACGTAATATTTATGACTGTCTTCCATCTGTTTCTTTTTTCTTGACATAAGGAAGTCGTTTATTAATCTTTCAAGTTCATTTCCCATCTTTTTATTTCTCCTAAACAGTTTTTTTATAAAATTAAACATTTCCAATCTCCTTAGAGTGTGTATTTACCTTTCACATTTGTTCTTTCTGCCACTCCTGTGGTTGCGTCAGGGGCATCATCGTACTTATTTTTCCCTTCCTTCTGGTATTTATTCATTGCAGAGTAATATTCGGGCCATCTGTCCCTCCAGTTTTTAGGAAAATATATGTGGTCCATTACCCAGGTGCTGTTTGATATAATTCTTGCCGTCTTATTTTTCGACTGATGGAACCATGTAACCCTGCAGGAGTTCGTATAGTGCTCAAATTTTAAAATTCTTTCAACGTTACGGGCAAAACCCCGTCCACCATTATTACTCTCAATCACAGCTAAATTTACTTCATTTTCAAAGTGTCTTCTAGCTGTCTCCTTTTCAGTTATTTCCATTCCTTCCTTCGTGTAATAGACGTCCAGTACATATGCCTCCCTGTTATATTCCCCGTATATGATACTGCACAGATAGTCACTTCCCTGATCCGCTGTATCTGTGTAGCTGCATATCCTGTCAAATTCAAAATCTATTCTGTCATAAGTCTTGAATGATGTATATAGACGTCCTTTAAGGTCTATCGGTTCCTGCTGATAATTGGCACTTGCTATATCCTCACCCATCGTTTTTTTCTTTCTCAGATACTCTTCGTAAGTGAGAACTTTATCGCATAACATTGTCCCATCATTCTGAAGGGCCTTCATTTTTACCTGTTTTATCTTGTAACCTGTTCTTAACATTTCATCATAAGCTTTTCCAGCTAAATCATTTGAGTGCCATCTTGTCATTATGATTATTATCTTTCCGTTTGTCTCAAGTCTTGAAAGCATCGTATTTGTAAACCATTCCCAATGTTTTTCCAGTACATTTTCATTATTTGCCTCTTCTGCATTTTTAATCAGGTCGTCAATTATGATTATATCCGCTCCAAAACCTGTTGCAGTTCCTGTCGGCGATGTCGCCAAATAATTACTGTACTGACCTTCCAAGCTCCACAGATTCATTGCCCCGTCACCTTTTTTAATTTTGATATCCGGAAATATGTCGTTGTAAACAATCTTATCTGGATCGGCCTTTATTTCAGAAATTGTATTTCTCACAGCTTTCGAAAATACAGTTGACAGTGTCTCGTTGTATGAACCTGTCATTATTTTCTTTGAAGAGTTTCTTCCAAGCAACCATTCGACGAACATTGTGGCCGTCCTTGATTTCCCGTGTCTCGGTGGCAGATTGATAATCAGTACGTCGTCCTCGGATTCGACGAATTCCTGCATATCCTGACACAGTTCTAACAAATAACTTCTATCACTTTCATAAAAATCAGGTGACATCAGATGGCAATAAAAAAAGAACTCACGCCTTGCAAGTTCCAGTTCTGCCTGTCTTATAAGTTCCCTATTTCCCATTTTTAATTATTTCCTTCAGTTCTTCAGTTGTCAGACCTGCGAAAGGGTTGCCTGTCTTGACTTCACCCGAAAACTGTATTTTATCGTTAAACATTCCGAGATGTCTCCCCAATAATTCTAATGCCTTCTCTTTACTGCAGAAACTCACTTCAATTCCAAGTTTGGTCTCCTTCACTCCTGAAATACATGCTCTCTGTTCTTCTGTTAGTTCTGAAAAATCTTTTATAACAACCTTTGAATATTCCCCTCTTTCTGTTTTGAACTTCTTGACACTGACAATCGAAGTTATATCCGTAAAAGCCAGTCTCGCTATTTCCTTAAGTACTTTATCCTGTGTTATTTCCGTTCTTTTCGCTCTTTCGTTCATTCTTTTCTGTATTTCTTCAGCAACCTTGGTATTTCTTAGCAATTTGCTCCCGTTAGTTGCTGCTGTCTCCTCACTTTTTATATTTTTGTATGCCGTCTTGTATGCCCTTGTGGCATTAAGATCTTTCAGATATTCATTTACGAAAACCTTCTGCTTATTTGTCAATGTCTTCACCTCGTTTCTCAAAAAATAAAAAAGACAGCTTTTAAACTGTCTTCTGATAGTCTGGCGTATGGCCCATGGATCCCGCCTCGACAAAGTTATATCTCAAATTTCCTAAAACCTTAAATTTCCATTCTAACCTATTATAACACATATAAATTTTTATACAAGGACACGAACCGGACATTTTCATTAATTTTTTTTAATAATTCATTATATCCTGTATCACATTATCTGAAAAAATTAATGCCCTCAACCTGTTGATAAGCCTGTTTTTCTGACGTCTTATTGTCCTTTCGTCTACTCCGAATTTCTCTGCTACATATTCAAGTGTCATTTCTTCAAAATATTTTAATTCAATAATTTTATAATACTTGTCATCCTGAATATTTTTTAGTGCATTTTCCGTCATACTTATAACGTGTTCAAGTCTTTTTATCTCGTTTTCGCAGTTTTCTATCATATTTTCGATTTTTTCGACCTCTGATAGATATTTTTTGGTCGCTTGAACATTTACACCTGTTTCCTTTTTCGAAAGCAGGACGGGGGCATTATGTAAGCCTGAGAGCCTCTCACGTTTAACCTCTATGGCCCCTTTTAAATATTTCAGCTCGTATAATAATTTTTCTGTTCGCTGAAACGGAGTCAGATTTTTCTGAATTTTAAATTCCCTGTCCTCCTTCAGAATCTTTGCCACTTCCTCCGCTATCGCTCTTGCCGTTGCCATTAGTATTCCCCCTTTGTCCGTTCTTTCGTATTTCTTAACCACACTTCGTGATGCACCTGTAAAAACTCTTCTTCCGTTGCACCTATGTGCCCCGCTATGGACAGCATTGCCCCGAAAATTAAATTTTCTGCTTCTTCCCGTATTTTCGTCAACTGTGACAGTGCACTTTCTATGTCCGTAAAGAATCTGGACCACAGATACATGTCCATACATCCGATTATCCTGTACGGCTTCTGGTCAATATAGCTGAGATAAAAATGCAGGCAGTCAGATAATTCTTCCAGTGCTTTTCTCCTGTCGACCGGTTTAGCATGATTTTTCCAGTAGTTCCATTCGCTCTTGAGTTCCTGTGCCAGTTCCCCCAGCTCTGTGAAATATGCTATGTATGTTCTTATCTGTGACCTTCCCCTCAACGTTTTCTTTTCATCGAACTTCTTATCCAGCATCGCCTGTCTTTTCAAAAGTTCTTCTATATCAAATTTCTTTAGTGCTTCCATTCTTTTCCTCCTCACATTCTTTCAGATACCAGCCCAGGTAAATCTGTGCCTTTTTATAGTCCTCCAGTCCGTTTTTCTTCTCTGCACGGATTAAATATTTCATGATGTTCCCCTTGCAGAAGGCCTTAAAGCCTTCTTTTCCAAGTGTTGCCCTGATTACATCAATACTTTCTATGTTAAGTCCTTCAAGTCTGTAATGTTTAGGACTTTTCACGTTGTTCTCAACGCTACTCAACTCTACTCCGTTTTTATCTGTTCCACTCAACGCGTTTTCCTCCTCCGGTTTTTTAAATTCATATCCCTGCCCCATCAGTCTTCCTGCTTTCAGCGTGACTGAATATTTTGTCCTCTTAAGTGCACTGGCACAGGCCTTTGCACCTTTTATGTAGTAAAATTCCTGCAGGAACTTTATTTCCTTTTCTGTAAATCTTGCCTCCGCCCTGTTCAAAAAGCTTTCGTTTCTGAGTTTTGTCAGTCCTGAACTCCCGAACATTTCTATCATTTTGCTTCTTACTGCATTTTCCGTTCTGCCCAGTCTCCTTGCAATTTCTTTTTTTTGTTACCGGTGTCAAAAACAAGCTTTTTCAGTAGTTCCAGTTCCTGTTCTTTCCAAGGCTCCTCTATCCTGATTCCGTAACGGTGGGTGGCCTCTTCTATAGTTCTTTCGCTCCTTTCGAGGATTTCCGCTATTTCCTTAATTCTAAGCCTTTCAACGGTTCTGAGATATCTAAGGTCTTCTATCTCTCCCGTTGTCCAGCTTTTATAGACCTTTCCCATTTTCTAACTCCCGCTCTCGATTATTTCCGCCGTGTACGGCAGGAAATGCTTGTTGAACTTAGTTATCAAAGTCCTTGAATATTTCCTTAACCTCGCATCTATATCCAGGTCTTTGTCAGTAAACATCTGAACCACTTTAAAATTGACTATGATGTCTTTTAAAGTTTCAAGGGCTTCAGCAACTTCAGGGTCTTCACATGGAAGGTCGTCCTTCCATTTTTCGCTGTAGTGTTTATCAAAAATACCTCTTAATCCGTCATACAGTGCATGCATTCCCCTGTCACGGTAGATTTTATTATCGAAATTATATTTTTTCTTCATTTCGGGGCTATGGAACAGGAACGTCAGCCTGACTGTCTGTTCAATAAGGCTCTTAAGCCCTTCGTAATTTTCAAGCATCGGATAGTTTGCCATGCTTTTAATTTTAACTTTCTTCATGTCAAGCTCCCTGTTCGGTTCCGGACAATGTCTGTTAAGTCCAAGCTGACTGAAAAGTCTGAATCTGTCCAGCAAGTACCCTGATGCTTTGTAAACTGAGAACAGGAACATATGTACCTCCCCGTTCTCAATTATTTCCTTTTTAATTTCTTTTTTATCTAGCTTTTTCGTTTTTATTTTTCTCGCCATTGTTTTTCACTCCTGTCCCCACGTGTCCAGATGTGCTCCGCATGCATCGTCCCATAAAGCGTGTCTGTAAGTCACAATCGCATCGTAGATCCCCTCAAGTGCAATCAGCTGTTTTTCCGTAAGTGAGTTCTTTGATATAAACTGCTGTTCTATCGACATAAGGAAAAGTTTTATTTCAGTTTTATCTGTATTTTCCTTGCAGTATTTTATCTTGTCAAGTATCCTGTTAATTTTTCTGATTTCAATTACTTCCTGTACCGTTACCATTATTTTTCGCTCCCTTATATTTTTCTATTCTAGCCTTCAGACTCTGCAGCAGTTCCTCCTGTATGTCGCCTTTACTCTGCAGTGCCTTCATGACGTCCTCGTCACGTGTGTTACTGCACACAAGGTGATGAATTATGACTTTCTCCTTCTGCCCCTGCCTGTGAAGTCTCTTGTTGGCCTGCTGGTAGAGTTCAAGGCTCCAGTTAAGTCCGAACCAAATGACATGGTTCCCTCCGTCCTGCAGATTCAGGCCATAAGCCGCACTTGCAGGATGTGCAAGCAGGATATCAATTTTTCCGCTGTTCCAGTCCTTCTCATCCTGCACTGTCTTAAGCTCCCTCACTTTGAGTCCCGACTTGGCCAGTGCACCTTTCATCCTGTCAAGGTCATGCTTGAAACTGTAGAACACCAGTGCCGATTTCCCGTTGAGTTCCTCCACCAGTTCCATGAACCTCTCGATCTTGCATTTATGGATTTCGTGCACATCTTTTTTTTCGTCATACACTGCTCCGTTACTTAACTGTAAGAGTTTATTCGACAGTGCCGCCGCATTTGCGACTGTTATTTCTTCAAGACTGTTAAGCTCCAGTATCATCTGCTTTTCAAGTTCCTCATACTGTTTCCTTGCTTTCGCATCAAGCTCCACACTGACTATGTTGTCCACCACGTCAGGCAGTTCAAGGTAATCCTCCGCCATCATGGACACGCATATGTCAGCTATTCTGTCCATGATTGACTTGTCTGAACCCTGCTTAAGTTCATACTCGCCATACGGATTGTTTCCATATCTGTAAAAATTGAAATATCTCTCCCTGAATGCCGTTATATTTTTTCCCAGCCGTTCTCCCTGATCCAACAGGTAAATCTGTGCCCATATGTCCTTCAGTCCGTTCGGTGCCGGAGTTCCTGTGAGTCCTACAAGCCTCTTAATCTTACCCAGTACAAGTTTAAGTGCCTTGAACCTTTTTGCCTGATGGTTCTTAAAGCTTGAGAACTCGTCTATGACTACCATGTCGAATGGCCAGTCGTTCCTGTAGTAGTCCACAAGCCATGGTATGTTCTCCCTGTTGATCACGTATATATCAGCAGGGGTGTTCAGTGCATTAATCCTTTTCTTTTCTGAACCCAGTACAGCTGAGAATTTAAGGAGCTTCAGGTGATCCCATTTTTCTGCCTCCCTGAACCATGTGCTTTCTGCAACCTTTTTCGGTGCTACGACAAGTACCCTGCTGACCTCGAACATGTTAAGCTTAAGTTCATCTATGGCCGTAAGCGTTATTATTGTCTTTCCCAGCCCCATGTCAAGCAGAAGCCCGACTTTTTCAGTATTTACAACTTTATCAATGCAGTACCTCTGATAATTATGTGGCTTGAACTTCACTTTGCCTTCCTCCTTCAATTTCCAGTATCTCTTTTATTTTTTCCTTTGAGTCCGCGATATACACTCTCTGACCGTATGCCTGTATTTTCTCGATCTGTCTGTCCTGTAATGGTCTCGTTGTTTTTCCCGTTGCCTTAAGTTCCACGAAAAACAATGTTTCGTTCGGCAGAAGGCACAGTCTGTCTGGCACTCCCGCATGTCCGGGGCTCACAAATTTATATGCGGTGCCTCCCATTTTTTTCACTTCGGACACAAGGTATTTTTCAATTATACTTTCCAACATTTTTTTGCCTCCTTATTTTTACCTGCCTACAATCTTTACATACACGCGTATATAGAGACTATAAAATAGGTAATTTAGGTAATTTAGGTGCGTATAGTAGTATTACCTAATTTATCTAATTTATCTAATTTAACCTTATATATGAAAAGTTTGTAGTTTTGTAGTTGTATTTGATGTAACCGTTAATTTTACTGATTTTGAATTACCTACATTCTACCTACAAAGTCACCTACAAACTACATTCTCAATTTTTTTAATTTTTTCTTAACCTACAAACTTTGTAGGTGATTTTGAGATTGTAGGCGACTTTGTTTGTCACTTTGTAGGTGATTTTTCCACCTAAATTACCTAAAATATAAAAGTTTGAAAAAGATTGTAGTTTTTGTAGTTATACCTATTTATCTTTTTTTTTTTGAATCCTCTCTGATTGCCGTAATCACCGTACTTCAATGGTGTTTTATGACGTTCCCAGCCTTCCATATTTTCAAGGATGCCGTTGACTTCCATACTGTCTGAATTTTTAATGTAAGCCTTTTTCATCTCGAAGCATTCGACCAGTATTTCTGCCGCACAGACTCTGTCCCTCGGAACTGTTTTTATCCCTGATTTGTCAAATCCTTCGAAGTAGTAGTTTTTTCTTTTGGCCGTTCCCCATTTATGCCAGTCTTCAGGGATTTCTTTCTCAAGGAAATCCTTCACCATCCCCTCCCTGGAATTTACGATTCTGTGTTCTTCCTGCTTCTGTTCTGCGATTTTAAGTTCTTCCCCTGTCAGGAATAGGCTTTCACCCAGTACGTAGTTCATGTATGCTTCTGCCCATATCTGATCTCTTTCGGCATCAAGGTCTTTCCATATGCTCTTTTTAGGTTTTTCGGTTCCTACTTCGACTGGCCAGAACCTCCTGTTCCCTGTCCTGTCCCTTAGGAATTCGCTGTCGTTTGAAGTTCCAAAGAACACACATCTTCTCGGGTATTTCTCGGTCACGTGGCCATACGCTTTCCTGTATATGTCGTCCTGCTTACTCAGGAACTGTTTTATAAGATTAGTTTCACTTCTGTTGAATCCTGTAAGTTCTCCAAGTTCATTTATCCACGTTCCCTGAATCAATTCTGCGGCTTCTTTGCCTTCGAAAGTCTGAAGGCTGTCCGAGTACCACTCACCTCCAAGTTTAGCAAGGAAAGTACTCTTGCCTATACCTTGCTTACCTGTGAAGATGGGCATGTAATCATACTTCACCCCGCCATCGATAGCTCTCGCAACCGCAGCCGTCAGTGATATTCTCATAACTGCCCTTGTATAAATGTCATCCTCCGCTCCTAGATAATCACTCAGAAGAGTTTCCAGCCTAGGCGTGCCATCCCATCTAACACTTTCGAGGTAGATTTTCACACTGTTGTACTTGTTCTTGCTTGACACTATGAGAAGAGCATCGTTTACCTTGTTTACTCCGGTAAGACCATATCTATTTTCGAGGTAGTTTCTCAGTCCACTGTCATCCACTTCCTCGTACTGTCTTACAAAGTTACGGCTGTCCCATGGAAGAGCCCCCGTAACCATTGCCCTGTTGGCAAATTCATCTATTGCGAACTTCCCTTTCAGGTTGATATCATTGTCCAGCACGAGTTCCATATTTTTTATTGTTCTCGCATTGTTACCTTTATCGTTCTGTTCCAGCTGATCCATCCATGACAGATCTGTTGTTTCATCATCCACTGTTGTGAAATCCCTGGCCGCCTTTTCGTACTGTTCCCTGTTAAGTATTGCGGACACTTCCCTTATACCCCTCGCAAGTTTTGACATCTCGACGAATGACGGGAACCTGTTTGCAGGGGTACCTTCCTTCACATCCGCATCCATATCCGCAAACTTATGGAGCCTTACCATGTCGAAAGCATTGCACAGCTTACCTCCCGCAGGGTCAGTGGCATGATGCGAGTATACGAAGACGTCGTCATATATCACTGCCCCTCCGTACGTGCTCCCCTGGGTGTAGGTCATCCTTTTCCCGTCATCGGATATATCATACTCATCAGGAATAAACTTTTCCACAGCCTCGGCTATGGTGAAAGTCTTACAGAAAGCCCCTATAATCCCTGATTTCTCAAGAGGGTTTTCCTGTTTTTTAAGCATCTTTTCTGCCATTTTTTCTGCTCCAGGAACCTGTGGCCACTCCGTCATGTCCTTCCAGTCCTCATACATTGCGAGGATTCCGTCAACTGACAGTGGAGCCTTTTCAAGATTGAACCTGTATAGATATCTGCTGTCCACCGAACAGCTTGCCCAGAACATCAGCCTAGCGGGTTCAAAGGTGGTAGGGTCGCACATGGCCATACCTATCATCTGAGCCACTTTCCTTGCCACAGGCTCATATTCATCGGGGGACATGCTCCTGTCTGTCACGATAATAACCCTTAACCTTGGCCTGCTCTCCATGTGCTTACGTGTGCCGTACACGGCGTAGGACATGTTAAGGCTTTCAACTTTATTAATAACTTCTTCCGTTTTTCCCGGCTCGATGTTATCCAGGTCTAATGTTATTAAGTCCCTTGATAGCAGGTTCACGTTTTTTCTTATACCGTCCTTAAGCTTTCCCGCAACAAAGCCTCCGACATCCTTAAGTTCATCCTGTTTTGACTTCGGCAGTTTCAGGAAGTCTTCAAACTTCTCGGCAGTCCTTGTCGGTGTTTCAAGCCTCTTGACGAACTCGCTCCACAGAAGCTTTTCTGTTTTCCATCTTGTCTCCTTCCTGTTACCTGCTGTACTTATCACTATTTCCCTGTTGTACATTTTTACCTCCTTCCTAATCCTTCTTATAGTATTCCGTTTCAAATCCGTCTGCCCTCAGTATCAGCCCCTTAGCCCATTTAAGTTCTTCTCCCATCAGGTCGCACACTTCCTCTACAGTGACGCCCATCGGGGCTTCCAGTACAACTTCATCGTGTATGTGCATTACTATCTTATAGCCTTTATCGGTCAGCTTAAGAATTGTTGCGGCGAGACAGTCACGGGCTATTGCCTGCACAATGTTCTCCACGAGCTTTCCGCCATACGTTTCCGACGTTTCCCATTTGCCTGAAACCTGATTCGGTGCCTTGTAGGTGATTACCGTTGCACCCCAGCTGTTCTCCCTTGTTCCGGGGCTTACATAGTGGAGCTTACGGCCACTCGGAAGGGTTACCGTCAGGAAGTCGAGCCCTTTTGCAAGGTCACCTTCCCTTGAAAAAAGTATTCCGTTTACCGCCTGTCTTGTTCCGTTCAGCACCACTTCTGCGGCAGCATTTCCCACGGCATACCACAGGTCCACTATTCTCTTATTTGAATTTCTCCACATTCTGACAATTTCAGGAAGTTCCTCCTCAGTAAGTCCCATGTTGATTGCACCCATGGCCATGAGGGCTCCGCTTGACCCCTGATAACCGAGTGCAAGTTCCGCAACCTTCCCTTTCTGTCTTAAGTGGTAGTTCTCCTTGCCCTTCGCAATTGTCGATATGTCCACACCGAACATCTGCGATGCCGATGCCTCATATATTTTTCCGTGAGTCCTGAACACGTCAAGCCTCCACTGTTCGCCCGCAAGCCAGGCGATTACTCTTGCTTCTATTGCCGAAAAGTCGGCGATTACAAATTTCTTTCCTTCCTCCGGAACAAATGCCGTACGTATTAACTGCGACAAGGTATCAGGTATATTGTCATACAGTATGTCCAAAGTCAGCAGGTCTCTTCTTTTTACCATGTTCCTTGCATCATCAAGGTCTGACAGATAGTTCCTAGGCAGGTTCTGTACCTGTACAAGTCTTCCCGCCCATCTTCCTGTCCTATTCGCTCCGTAGAACTGCAGAAGTCCCCTCACCCTTCCATCTTCACAGAGGGCATCTTTCATGGCCACATATTTCTTCGTGCTTGTCTTACTCAGTTCCTGCCTTATTTCGAGCACTCTTTTTACGTTCCCTTCGGTTTCCTGAATAAGATTTTTAACTGTCTCCTTCTGAAGATTTTCGGCATTTACGCCTTTATCTTTTAACCATTTCAGTAACTGCACTGTACTGTTAGGGTTTTCCAGCCCTGTCAGTTTTTTTGCTTCATTCAGCAGATATTCATTCCAGGTGTCACTGATAAAAAGTGCACTTTCAACAAGCTCACTGTCCACTTTAATACCTTCGGCATTCATTCTGACATCAGTATGCCACAGCTTCCATTCAAATTTTGGAAGTTTTATCCCTTCGAGTTTTTCCTTTATTGACATTTCTGCCACCACATCCTGCCTGTTATATTCCTTGTAAAGTTCCCACTTTTCAGGCTCGTGGTGGGGCATGTTTCTTGTTCTTCCGCCGTTCCTCTTTGTAGGTTTGCACGGAACGGAGAAAAGTCTTATAAGAGCCTTACCCGTTGCAGATTTTTTCTTATCGTTTTCAAATCCCATTGCCTTCCCGACCTTGTCCAGTCCTCCCGGATAACCGGCATAATATGCATGTATCATGGTACATCTCCACTGTTCGAGATTAGTCCTGTATCCTGCCTGGTTAAGGCAGTACCACTCGAAAGCCGCATTATATGCCCTTAGCTCAGTTTCCCCGTCATTGAGCATCTTCACAATTTCCTCCGGTACCACCCCACCTTGTGCAAGGTCAATCACTTCAACGGGCGACCCGTTGAGCGAATAGGCAAAAAGAAGGATTTCAAAATCCGTACTCTGTGCATACTTATACAGTCCTGTCTTTGAAATATCCTCACTGCTGTAAGTTTCAATATCTATGTTCAGTACATTCATTCGTTATCCTTCCTTTTTAATTAATATAGTTCTTCATCCTCAACCGGAGCGAAGTCCTGCTGGGCTGTTCTTCCTCCTGCAAGCGGTTCTCCGTCCGACACCTTCTGTACATTTCCAAGTCCTGCACCTATACCTTTTTTCCCTGTGAACATGTAAGGGAAAAAGTTTACCGTTACGTTCGCGTAAATTCCACTATATATTTCAGATTGGTCCATTATAGGATTCACATACTTGTCCACTACTTGAGGCGGATAATCTGTTTTTGCAGATGCTGTAAATACCCAGTGGCCTTTGCACTCAGGTCCGAAAGGCTCCCCATTCTGTTTTACTCCGTCACCGTCCCAAATAGGAGTTGGAACATGAGGTGGCTTGACACCGTTCCATTTTTCAGCTGTTCCTATTTTTATTGCCTCCGCAATTGCAGCATCAATTTTCTGTTTTGCTGCTGTATCTGATTTCGGTACAAGTATTGTTGTGCTATATTTTTCTTCCGCTCCCGGAGTTGCCGCATGTGGTTTAAACAAGTGTACAAAGCTTAGTCTTCCTCTTACGTTTATTCTAGTGTTCTGATTTTTTTCCATATATTATCATCCTCTCTTAATCTATTATTTTTTCAAATTCATCTTCAGCATTAATAACATCATTTATATACGGAGCCCTTTTATCCGACTCCATTACAAGTGTAGGCTTACCTTTAGGTTTTATTACCAGTTCACCCACGTAATCATTAAAATCTTTCTTCCCTATTGCCCCTTCGAGCTGGCTTAATGTAAGCATCTTACGTTCATACATCAGCTCCTCGGCTATCCCCTTGTCCTTCAGTATCTCAAACGCTTTTTCATTATCTGAGAACGTTCTCACCGACCTTCCTTCGACAAGCTTCCACCCTGGAACTGTTTCACCTTTCAGGATTGCCTGCTGGCAGTAGTTTTCAATGTCCTTGACCCATTTCACGATATCCTGTGCCCTTTTAAGTATGTCACCCATTTCGGCATTACTTAAGATGTTACCTTTTAGCTTCATATCTGTTTCAAGGCTCATGTTCATTTCCGCCCTTGCCCTGCATACTGCCTTTGCCCTGCAGAACGTACATTGTCCCGGAACAAAATTGCCTTCGGCATTAAATGCCCTTTCAGCGTTAGGTTTAACTTCTTTTTCCGCCCACTCCACAAGCTCATCTGCCGATATTTCCCACACCGAAATGCTGTCCAGTCTCGGCTGTACAATTCCCATGTTGACCGTCTCTATGTCCTCGAACAGCGAATATTCAAGATACGCTCCTAACGAATAGAGCATAAGCTGTGGGTTATTTTCCGCAAATACAGGCACACCTTTTCCGTACTTTAAATCCCTTACATATAAAGTTTTTCCGTATACCGTTACGAAGTCGCACGTTCCGAACCCTTCAGGCACATATGCACTGAAATCCACTTTTTTCTCGATTGATGCCACAGCAGGTTTATCAAACGACATCATAAGCTCCTTGATATGCTCGAGATAGGCATCCGTATATGCATCCATTTCCTGCTTATACAGTTTATTCGCCTTAAGCTTTTTCAGTCTGCTGTTGTAAGTACGCGGACCCATCGGGCTTATGTATTTTGTCAGCTTGAGTTCTGAAATTTCGTGTGCCAGTGTTCCCTCCTCGGCATATTCTGAAGCTGTTTCAGGGAACAGTTCCTCAAGCCTTGCACTTGGATTGCAGTTCATCCATCTTGCCGCCCCGCTTGCCGAAAGCAGGGCATGATCCCTTTCCTTGTGATTTATCATATTCTCACTCCTAACTCCCTTAAATCGTTCGCAAATGCGTCATACAGCTTAGGGTCAAGTTCTGTCAGTTTTGACAGGTTGTATTTCCCTTTTATCAATTCAGCTACCTTTGAACCTAAATTCATTGTTGAAGCTTCATGACACCCCGCTTTAAGCTGGTCATAGCTCCACCCCTGTGTTCCTTCTGAAGGAGTTTCTGCTTTTTTAGGTTCTTCCTCCTTCGGAGTTTCTACGTTTTTAACAGGAGCTTCTTCCTTTTTATCAGGCTCCACTTTTACATCATTTGTCTGCCAGTCCCCTGTTTTTGTTTCTGTTTCCACCTTTTCAGACTCTTTTATTTTCCCGGCTACTGAAGCTGCTATGTTCTGTACCGGATTATTTTCCAGTCCTGCCAGTGCTTTTGAAAAGTTTTCTATTACTTTTCTACTTTCCTTTTCAATTTCAAATAAAACCTTTATTTCCATTATTCGTTCCCTCCGTTATTTTTGTCATATTCATCAGCCGGTACCCATTCGATGTTGTCAAATGCGAACTCCACCATTTTGGTTATCACATCCACTTTGCTCCATCCTGTCTCATTTGACACGATGTCAAGCAGGTTATGGGTACTCGACCTTATTCTGATAGGCACTCCGTAATCCTTTTCATTTTTTATTATTTTCTTCGGTAATCTGAGTTTTTCCATCTGTCCTCCTATTCTCTTAATGCAAGCGGCATTATTAAGTAAACCCACTTACTGTCGGTTTCTCCCCTTACAAGCACCGCATTTTTTTCATTCGACATTTCCATGACGGTCAGGCTGTCCTTAGACTTATGTAAATAGTCCGCCAGAAATCTTAAGTTCAGTGAGATTTTTAAATCTTCCCCTGTCTGCACCGTATCAATTGTGTCTCTGTATTCAACGGCAAATCCGTCCTTTGCCTTTATTGTCAGCCTGCCTCCCTCCCCGGAAGTCAAGTATACCTCCGTTTTTCGCCTCCTTGTTGTATTTCGCAACTGTAAGCCCTTTTCTGAGCGATACGTGAAATACTTTCGTGTTCAGAAGCACCTTTTTGTCATTTTTTAGTCCCTTGATTATCGTTTTATAATCAGGAAACGAAAGCTTAACCGGTTCTGTCCGTATGTTGACGCTTCCAAGTCTGAAATTAATCTTTCCACTGATATCCGTCATTACCAATACTGTTTCTTCAATCCCCTGTATTTTTGACTTCAGAGCTTTGATTAGCCCTTTTACCGCTTTCAGGGGGATACTGACAGATAAAGACCCCTGAGGTTCCGTTATCTCTGTTTCACACATGGCCAGTCTGTAAGTGTCTGTTCCTATAGCTGTCAGTTTATTATCTTCCGTTTCCAGTCTCACACAATTTACCGCGACGTTCTCGGGGTCGCATGATGTTGAAAATTCTACTTTTTCCAAAGCTTCTTTAAGTTCCATTCTTTTTATTTTAAATTTTAATGCTTCCACGATATCCTCTTTAAATCCTGGATTATACTCATTTAAAGGTATTTCAGACGTGTAATTTTTTGCTATAATTTTTATTTTGTAATCATAAGCTTTAATTGATATCTCAGTATCAGGAGCCTGTTTTATTGCGGTCTTGAACATCTTACAAGGTATGGCCACCTTTCCTTCTTCCTCCACATGCCCGTTAATTCTGACTTTTGCACATGTCTCAGAGTCAGAAGCGAAGATTTCAATTCTGCCATTTCCGTCTGTTCTGATGTGAACAAGCTTAAGATGTTCCATGCATGCCCTCTCCGTGCTTATGAAATTCTCGGCCACTTCGACTGCACTGAGAAGTTCCTTTTTTAATATTTTTAATTCCATATTGATTTTTCCTTTCGTTAGTGCTATACTTTTATTGTTATACTTTTATGACTAGTCGATATTGCCGGTATCGGCTTTTTTTAGTTCTGAAAGAATGACATAATAACTAAATCTTTCAGGTTTGGATTTTTCAAATTCATCCAAGTTTTCGTAAATGTAAATTTTTTCTTTTTCATCCCATTCATCCAATCTGCTCCATCTGTTGCCACAGCATGAGCAATCATATCCTTTCTCAACTCCGTCAAAATAAACTTCTTTTGGGATGATTTCCTTGTCCGCTACTGCAAGATGTTTATAATCGTATGTTGTGGCTCCCATACACTTCACAGGTAATATCAGCATATTATCCTTATAAGTTTTTCTTATTTCTTTAAGGTATCCACCGCTTGCGTTCTGCCAGTACACATACATTTCCTTTATTTGCATTTAAATCACCTCCTTTCCGTCTTTATAAAGTTCATCGAGAATCATATAGTAATCCTCTTCTGTTTCGTAGTAAATTCCTTCAATTTCAGGCATTTTGCCCACCTCCTTTTTTAATTTTGTAGACTTTATCCATTACTTTAACTACATTCAGACCTGTTTTTGTGAGTTCCGAGTTTTCTGAAATCAGTCTTCTTCTGTTCAGCATCAGCAGTTCTGCTTTTGATACGAGCAGGAGATTATCAATGCTGAGGTTCAGCTTATTTCCATCAGCAAATATTATGGAATGTTTCTCCGGGATAGGCCCGTGAAACCTCTGTCCAAATAAGCTTATGCTTGTACTCCCACACGTTAGGCTCTGCTATTTTAGTCTTAACATATCCGTCAGTGGTTACCGCATCCTCGCCAACCTTCATTTTATTATGTGGGATAGCCCCTTTCCTGAACGTTGTCCTGTTGCCTGTTCCCGGGAACTTTTTCCCTTTATTGTGCGGGGTAATCCCTTTTTCAAACCGTCCTGACAGACCGGTTGAAATATTATGATTTCTTAATGTATATTTGAGCTTTTTTGCGTCTATCTGACGCTCAAATTTTTTGTTGAACATTTCCACGATTTCGTGATAATGCCTTCCGGGAGTTACTTCTCTTATAAAATCTAGTTCTTCTTTAGTATAACGTTTTACTTTTTTATCCACTTGTTTTACCCCTCCAGCATCTTAGGAAGCTGTAAGTCCGCGTTCAGTCCTTCTTCCTTAAGCTTTACAGCTCTCAGGACAGTGTTGGCATTATCAATTATTGTTGATGCGATTTTCACAACCGCCTCCGACCTTGCTACCTCCACGTTAAGCTTTTCCTGTGTCATTTCCTCGTCGCCAAGCCGTTCAAGTTGTGCAAAAAGGTGGTTGTTAAGGTCTTTTAATGTGTTCTGCATATCCTTTTCTTCCTCCTTTCAGTCCCATTTTGTTTCCTTAAAATATACCCACGTCATAGCTACTAATGCTATCCACAGGGCATGAACTACTATTTTAACAACTATGTCGTCAGCAAATGATTTTGTCTGATTCAGCACCAATGCAACGATAAATGTTCCGTACCACACTAACGCTTTTTTAGTTTTCATTGTCATTTCCTATCCCTCCTTTTTTAATCATATCCGCCGCGATGTTATTTGCCAGCGAATGTACTAATTTCGTCACGTCGTCCCCGTTCACGATTATCACGGGGAAGTTCCCGTATTTCATATAGTGCTCCACAGCCTTTGCAGGTATGTGGTAGTCCCATCCACCTCTTGGTCTTGAGGGGGTAGGAGGCACTGTCTGAATTGCCGTCCCGAACTTATATCCGCCTCGCTGGAGTCCGATTCTTACCAGCTGTATTGATTTGTTAATGCGTTCAGAGCATTCTTTTACGGTTAGAGTATTGTTTTTCATATTTCCAAGGTCCTTTCGTTTCGATTTTTATCCTTTCAGGGTATAATAATTCTGAAAGGAGGTGTTTCTGCTATGGATTACCGTTCTGCTGAATGGATGCATGAACGTGTTGTAAATACCATCAATGATTTTGAAAAAGATATCAGGGATGATGAGCAGGCGAGTATAGTAATTTCGTCATTTGCAAACAATCCCATTTTAATCAATGATGTGAGCTACTGGAATCCTGACATCATAATTTTTGACGGTGTACTGGTTTCCGATGGTTCGACTGTTCAAGTGCTTCAGCACACATCTCAGTTAAATCTCTGTCTGATAGCTTCAAAACGTCGAGACCCTGAGAGGCCAAGACGTAAAATTGGATTTTCTGTTGACTCTCAAGAAGACTGATAATCCTGTCAAGTTTGCCGTTCAGTAACTCCAACTGCTGAACGGTTTCTTTTTCACTTAGCGAAATAGTATTCAGAATTAAATTTAAATCATCTCTTGTGAGCTTTTTGTCTTCTATGAGTTGGTTTAACTTTTTCTCATTTTCTGACGACCCAATTATTTTAAATCTACGCCATATATTTTCCATTTCTTAATCACCTCACTTTCTTGTTCAATCAGTTTTCGTATTTTCCGAAAGAAGATTTTAAAAAAAATATTTCAAATATATCTTTTTTGTCAATTTTTAGTAAACTCACAATTTTTAAAATCTCACTCCTACTAAATTCAGCTTTATTATTTAATTTAGCACTTAAAGTAGAACCTGCCATGCCTAATTTAGAGCAGAAATTTAATTCGGTCCCAAATACTTCTTTTATTTTACCTCTTAATTTACTGTTATCAAATTCCATAAAATCCACCTCTTTTCTTTTCGTATTTTACGAAATAATTATAACCTAAGTTTTTTTGAAAGTCAAGAACTTTTTTCGGTATTTACGATTTTTTTTTTATTTTATTTGATTTTTTGTTGTAATTTCCGAAAAAATGAGGTATACTATTAATACCAAAATTAAAGGAGAAATAATTATGTCAAATAAAGAAAATATCGTTGATTTTGGGACGCGTTTAAAAGAAGCCCTAAAAAGAAATCAAATGAGCCAATCAAAACTTTCTGAGCTTACAGGTATCAGTAACGCGGCTATCAGCGAATATATATCAGGAAAATACGAACCTAGTAGAAGTCGAATATCTGAATTTTCAGACATATTAAAAGTAAATGAAGTGTGGCTAATGGGATATGACGTCCCAATGGAAAAAGAAGCATTGAAAAAAGAAGCTCAAAAATCAAAAACGGATGAGATTGTTCTCACATCTGAACAGGAGGCAGAGCTACAGTATATCATTGAGCATAATATGCTATTTTTCAAACGTAATAAAATGGATGAGGATGATGCTAAGAAACTGGCTGATATTTTAAGAGAATTCTATATCGAAACATTAGAGCAGAAATAAAATTTTAACGGGAGAGAAGAAGATCAATGAAGAAAAAGGAAATTTTTGAACTTGCCAAAAAGCTCGCAACGGAATACCGCTCCGACCCGAAAAGATTGGCGAAAGAACTCGGAATTGTGGTGAAATATCGTTCTTTTAACAATCATTCAGGAAGCTGCATAAGAATGAATGGTAAGCAGCTAATAGTAATCAATAGCAAAATGTCCGAATTGAAACAGCTATTTGTTTTGGCACATGAAATTGCCCATCTTTTATTGCACCCTTACGAGGCTACCATCATAAGATATTTCAGTTTTTCTGAATCCAAAGTAGAATTTGAAGCTAATTATTTTGCGGTAGTGTTTTTCAGTGAGTCAGAAATAGAATTTGAAGAAGATGAAGAAATAAAACAATTAGTCAATAACATTATATTATAAAGGAGTGATTCAATGAAAAAAGTATTATTGTTTTTAATTCTATATGTTGTATCTTTTGCAACACTAACGCATAAAGAAGTTACAACAGGAGAGTACAAAGGGTTTAACAAGATATCGGGATTTACCGATAGCGATAAATTCGATGTTTATGTGAAAGTAGTTCGGAAAGGGAATATGGTATATAACGATATTAAAATTATCCCTAATTATAAAAAAGTGGATCTTAAAGAAAAACTTTCAATCAATTATAAAGGAAAAAATATAACCCATACACGCAAGGAATGGTATGACTTAATAAGTAACACGGCAGGAGGAAATGAATTTGGTCTGTCTGTAATTGAAAGAAATTTCCCTGATTTATTTAAAGATTTTGAGGATAATAATATATTTGCTTATGAGTATGAAATAAATCGATATATAAGAGATGAACTCGAATTATCAGCCCCAAATGAGACAGTATCAGAAATTAAGAAAGATGATAGTTTCTGTAATGACCCAAATATATCTGCAAAAGACAGAAAATTATGTAACGCGGTATCAGAACAAGAGCATTTGGAAAAAATGTCGGAACCTGTTAAGACAAAAAATAATGATAAAACGGATAAACTTGAAAAAGCAGCCAACTTTCTTTTAAAGATAATTCCGTTTTAAAACCAAAAAAAAGGCCCTGCGACCAACAGGACCTTGAAAATATGTGTGATATACACGACATACTCTAACCAGTATTAAGTATATCATACAAACCTTTAAAATACAATACAAGGAGTGTGATTTTTTTATGAGAAAACCAAATGGTTACGGAACAGTAGCGAAATTAAGTGGAAAAAGGAGAAGACCGTTTGCGGTAAGAATTACGGCGGGATATACGGACGAAGGGAAACAAATATACAAGTATCTTGGATATTATGCGACAAGGAAGGAGGCGGAATATCAGCTTTCACTTTACAATGCGAATCCATATGACATTAATTTGAAAAATCTAACTTTTAAGGATGTCTATAAAAGATTTTACGATGTAAAGAAAAATACTGGAACAAGTGAAAAAAGACTGAAAGCATACGAATCATTCTTTAAGAAACTTGTACCGCTTTACAACATGAAAATGATAGATATTAAAACTCCGCATCTGCAGACATTATTCGACACATTTACTGAATTTTCTCCGCTGTATGTGAGAGAATTAAAATCTTTCGCAGGCTTGGTTTACAAGTATGCAATGGAAATTGACGTACTTGACAAGGATTATACAAGATTTCTTAAACTTAGAAAATTTAAGAAACAGAGAAAAAACAGCATATTTACCATCGAAGAACAGCAGAAATTATGGGATAACATCGAAAGCATTCCAGGAACAGATATTCTTTTGATACTAATCTATACAGGTTTCAGGGTAAATGAGTTATTATCTGTAAAAAAAGAAAAAGTGGATCTGGAAAATTGGACTGTGACGTCAGGATCTAAAACTGAAGCTGGAAAAGAAAGGGTGGTTCCGATACACCACCGAATACAGCCTCTGATTGTCAAATATATGCAGACAGATGGGGAGTATCTTATTCCGAACTACAACTTTAAATCTCATATGAACTATTCCAGTTTCAGAAGATACTTTTCTCAAATTTTAGAAAAACTGGAAATGGAACATACAATACATGATACAAGATACACATTCATTACATCTCTGAGAGAAGTGACTGACAACAACGCCGCTATTACAAGCATTGTCGGACACACTAATATACAGATGACGGATAAATATACTTTAACTAATATACAAAAAATGAGACAGGAAATAGACAAAATAAACTAGTTTCCTGTCTCCTCAATGGAGTATTTTTTTTGTATATTCCGTGTATATTATAGGTTAAATTTTTGATGTTCTCACGCAACATTTTAATTTTAATTTAACTAATCAAAATACATAGAATACAGTAAAATCAATGCTTTCAAATACTCCGCGATTAAAATATTAAACTGTAACCAGTCTTTACGTTACAGGAAATAGGGAGTACTTAAAGTACTGAAAATACTGCGTTTCTGTTTACCTCTTGTGTGTTAAACGTACATTATAGATTTGTGTGTATTTGATTTTATATGACAGATGTGTGTGATATACTTACAAAAAAAACAGGGCTTTTAAAGGCCCTGTTTGTTGTTAATTCATATATTCAACATTAATACTGTGATATCCCATTTCCTCGTAATCCTCGTCAGTTGAAACACTGACGATTCTGAATTTTGTACCTTTTGCGACTAGGACTTCTTTTTCTGATTCACAGTCTGTTGCTCCGAGTATTTCAGTTTCTTCTTCGTTTTCGTAGTCAACGATGTGAACTGGACATTCATTGACACAGTAGAACAAATATTCGTATTCTTTCTCATTTTCAACTGTAAACTCTCCACCATCCGTCCAGCTTTCAGCTTTTTCTAAGATGATTATATCATCTTCTTTTAAACTTAATTCATAGTTTGTGTTTATTTGTCTTGCTATTCCTTTCAATCTTGCATTTGTTTGATTTGCTATTGTTTCTTTAGTTAACATATTAATCACTCCTTGAATTTTTTTCAAGAACGTGATAAAATAAATCAAGGTATTTTAAAAAGTCGCTTGGTCGTGATTATTTAAATTTACCTTTGCTCTGATGGTATTGCCAGTACCGTTAGAGCTTTTTTTTATTTCATCTTGTCCTTCATCTTGATAATATTATACTACATATTTATAAAAATGTCAATACCTTTTTTATAAATATGTATTATTTTTTTAGTTTTTTTATTAGAGCGTCAGTCCTGTTACCTCCGACTTCATCCAACACTTTGTAAATAAACTCTTTTTCTTCTTGAGTTACTCTAAAGCTTATATTTTTATCCCTTTCTCTTCCTGTTGCTTTTCTGCCCACCTTCCAGGCAGGTGTTTCTCCTCTCTTTACACCTCTCGGCTTTACCTTTTCCATATATCCACCTCCCATGTTACTTCCATCTTGATACTATTATACTATATATTTATAAAAAAGTCAATACCTTTTTTATAAAATAATTTTATTTTTTTTACCAATAAAAAAAAAGAGGGTGACCTTTTTACTGGCCACCCTTAGTCATTTTACTGTCGCAGTAATATAGCAGTCCAATAGAGATTGCTGTTGTGATAATTACTATTATCAGATTTTCTGTCACTAATGTATCCCTTAATGTTCTAACTACTTCTGCAGAAGGTCCTCCTCCTTTATTAGCTATTGCGGTCATATTACGCATGAACTGATATTCTCTTATTTTTATCAGGGCTATATTTTCAACCAGGAAAAATAAAATAATCCTGATAATATATTTATTTGCATAATTGATTTTAGTGCTTTTCTGTGCATGTTTGTGAACTCTATCCGGAAACAATTTTTCCCATAAAGTTTTTTTATTAGTCTTTATCATTTTTACCACCGCCATTTTTAGGGGGGAAGTACCTGTCAATAAGCCTATCTAATACGGTAGGCATTTTGACAATAGCTAACTCGGATAATGGTTCAATCAGAAATCCAATCCCGAAAATGATAAACATTATTGCCACATCAAGCTTAAGTATTTTCGGGAACATGACCATAAGAAAAATATAAAGGGCATCCGCCAATGCCCCGTTCAAAAGCCGTACCCAGAACGGCTTAATATCGATTTTATTGTTTGCCCGGAATGTGATGTTGCCTAGAAATCCGAGCAGTACGCCGTATGAGATCATGACTACCTCCTTCGCCGTTTCCGTGTCTAAACCAAAAAACATAAATAACTCCTTTCTTCCGTTTTAAAGTGCGGCAGGATTTTCCTTCTTTTCAATGTTAAAAATATCTTGCAGTACTACTCTTAAGTCGCATTTCTTCTTAGCTTCTTCCAGTGCTATCATCAACGCTTCTTCCCCTATTTCCTCAATAAAGTTCGGGATAAGTGGCCTGTCAATTGATTTCTCTTTTTCCAGCAGTTCTTCCAGCTTGTCCCAAAAACCGTTATAGACTTCCTGGAATTTTTCTATCCCAGCTTTCCCTTTGCTTAATATTTCTGTTCTGTAAATCAGTGTTTTAGCTAACTCCAGTATTTTTCCTGTTATATAGATTTTTGCCGCTAATCTGTCCATTAAAATCACTCCTTAAAATTATTTTTTTATACAAGTTCGTAGTGAGGTGTATCGTACAGAGTTTTCCAGTCTCCTCCCCACACTATTTCCATTCCCATTTCTTTTGCTACAGCCTTGACATGCTTTGAGATTTCGACAAGTTTTTTATTATCGAACATTTCAGTGTCTGTTGTATAATTTACGTAAATTCCATTCTGGTCATAATAACCGCAAACAGCTATATCTACCGCATGGCCATAACCATCAGCTTTTGCCTGATGATTTGATTTTCTGTTATAGCCGTCCAATTTCGTGACGATTTTACCGGGCTTAGTTCTTCCTTGCTGGTATAGTTCATTTTGATAAGCTGCCGTTCTCAGCCCCTGTATGATTTTAAAGTCATAAGGGCTGTCACCTATTGCTTTTTTCATGAGTTCAATCAGTTTTGGATGTACCCCTTTCATTTTCTCGATACTTGCGTCTGATAACACGTATTTTTTCTTTGGGTTGGTATCACCTCCTATCGTTTCAGTAGTCAATATGATTTCACCTCCTTCCACCCTGAATCCTGTGACTTTTAACTCCCTTCCTTCATGTAAAAACTCTGTCCCTACGAGATTTCCTATGTTCATCTACATCACCTTTTCCCTTATTAATTCCATTTCTTTTAAATATTTATAAAGTTTAGTTGGATTGAACTGATACCCGACCCTGTCTTTTAACGATTTTAGCTTATAAGTCAGAGTAAACTGCAGAGCATAATCTATCGCGTTCAGACAAAATTCAGAGCAGAAATATCTGTCATCGTTCTGAACTTTACTCGCATAAAAAAATTGCCCTAAAATTCCGAGGTAATCGTACCCTTTACCCTGTGCCGTGTTATAGAACTCTACAATATCCTCAGCTCTGACACTGCTGTCCATTTCAAAAATTTCAAAGTTTTTTTTATATTTAAAAGGTCTTTCTCTAACTCCTCCTGGATTCGAAAGAAAAACTTGATTGTTATAAATGAACTCACAGTGTGAGTATTGTCCGAAAGTCCAAGCAGATATTAAAAATCCTACTATGCTTTTCGGTCTGTGAAAGCTAATATATAGCTTGTCTTTTTCTAACTGCATACTACCTCCTTATTATTCAAAGCGGCTCAGTGAAATATAATCAGGACACTCATAGTAAGTTTCTTCTTTATTATCCTTATACTTTAATACAACTTGAGGCGATCTCTCAAATTCGGCAAAAAGTTTTTTTAAGACTTCAAAATTATCTTTTTCTGCATTTTCATCTTTAAGATCCCAATTCAAATTTCCTAATACTGCATAAAGTAAATCCTGTCCCACTTCTCTATCATCAAAAATAACTTCAAATTTTAAGTCACTGTATTGTGACTGACTCCTTTTTACTCCTTTAAAATAGCAATGATAAAAATATTTATACTCGTTGAATAATTTTAATAATTCATGATTTCGTTCCCCATATTCCTTAAAATCAAGTTTTACATCATCATAAGTTATTGTTTCTTTAGTTTTCCCAATTTCCCAGGATATTGAGACCCCATTAATCCGTGCTGTTAAAATATTATCATAAGACATTTTAAATTCCCAGTTCCTAAATCCACATCTTTCAAAAAAATCTTCAAGTTCTTCTAAAAATTCTTTTGTAAATTCTTTAGTGTCCATATTAAGCTCCTCGTCTTCTAATCGTGAGATTAATCGTGATAAAATCTCACGATTAATCTACATATTTTTGTAAGCTTTTTCGTATCTATCTTTAGCATCATATTCTTTAAGCTCTTTACCAGTTAAATTTTCCAGATTATGTGATAATAATGTCTCAGTGGCCATAGCTTTTGTTGTATGAGCCTGCATTATATTTGCCATTCTCAGCATATCCTGCAAGGTCAGATTGACGTATTTTTCACTGTTATCCTTCGTGTAGAACTTCCAGTTCTCGAATTCTGTCTTTTTCATAGCCTGACACATTACCACTATCCTAGTTAAATTTGACTGGTCTATACTTCTATTGTTTTGCAGGTATTTCACACCGTTTACCTCGAACTCAAACGGAGCTACATCGTATTCTAGCCTTAACTCATAGAGTTCTTTTTTAATCTGCTCTATACGTTTTTCTCTGTTAAACACTATTTTCCCATCTTTTATTGTCTCGCATTCCTTTAATTTTACTATTTTTCCATTTACAAAATAGTTATCAGGGGCTATCTCTACTTCCTGATATTCTATTTCCTCGACCACATCTCCCACCATTGTTGGAGCTATCATAGATACATCTATGTTTGTGCTTAATACTAAATGAGTCTCAGCATTGTACATTACTTTAAGAGTATCTTTATCAAATTTCTTAAGCTCCTCGTACCAGTCTTTATTATCTTTATCAAAGATTGCTATATACTTCATACCGTCTTCCAGTTGCTTTATTTCTGTTCTATCTACTTCAAATTTCATTTTTTCCTCCTTATACGAATGGTGTGTTTATCCATTGCCCATTTCTGCTAAACTGTAACGCTCTCATTTGGATGATATCAATAACTCCATCTCCTGTAGTCTCCGCTACTCCAGTAACGACATATCCAGCTCTTTCAAGCCCAACATTACGGTGATATATTACTCCTGCAACATATCCCGCCAATCTTATTTCGTATATTCTATTTACTTGTGCATCGTGTGCTTTATTCCATGCGTCGTTTGCTCTGTTCCATGTATCAGTTATCCTATTATGTGCATGTTGGATGTTATTGTCTCTTGCCGCCATATCAAAATTATCCATAATTTCACACCAGTTACCACCATTCCTATTTGGTACTTTATAATAGGCACGCCCTCCGTTTGTGTGGAACGTTCCAACATAATCCCCCGCAACATTAAACATTTGGATTTCTACCCCTACATACGAATGTCCATTTTCACTATTTGTACCTACTACTTTTAATCTCGAATCAGCGTATTTCCAAAAATTTGTTTTCAGCTGATAAGGCGACAAATCAGGTTTTGGTGCAATCTCTTTAATTTTTGCATATGTTATTATTCCCGCTTTATTTTCTTCCGCTAAATCAGTGTATTTTACATAATCTTTATTAACTTTCGACTTAAAATAATCAAACATTCCTACGGTCACAAGTGCCGCAGTATCGACAGATAACGAGACATTATCAGTATTACTTAAATTGAATATAAGTTCCACTGTCACTGTACTCAAATTAATCCCGTTTGTTGCAGGCATGTAGTCGGAAGTACCTGCAACGGTAACTGCAAAAAGAACTTCTGTTCCTGCTGTATCCTTTGCATAAATTCCTAAAGTTTCCATGCCGTAACCATTCATAAGTCCTGAGTTGTTGAACGTGGCTGTCACTTTAATCTGCGATGTTCCTATTTTCTCAACTTTGCTGACATTCACTGTCTGTTTTACTCCACCAATATTAATAAGTGTTTCAAGGTTTACTGTATCGGCCAGCTTATTGTTTGATGCAGATATCTTTGTAAATGTCAGCTCCGTTATTCCTGCGATTTCTCTAGTTATCAAATCTTTTCCCTTGTCAGTTATTCCTGTTCTTTTTATACTCGCCATTTCTATCCTCCTATCTCAATTAATGTATTTATATTGGTCACGGCTCCAACAGACACATACAGCGTATTAACAACTTTCGGAGTAAGTATATTAATACTGTTAAATCCTAAGTTCGCTGGCAGTATTGTTTTGAGCATATTATTCAACTCGTCGTATTTTTTTGCATCGTCAAACTTAGTTGTAATTCCAAGCTCATACACATTGAAATTGGGCCTCAGTTCGTAGTTTCCAGCACCACATAGCTGATCCATTCTGTTCACAAGTACACGCCAAGTGTATGGTATCTGGTCGTTCCAATAAATTAAAACCCTAAAAATTCTAATCTCCAGCGTATCATTTTCATACCTGTGCAGTCCTAGCATTTCCTCAAACTTACTTATCCCATCCTCGTCACAATATTGAATAAACTGGTTATTAAATACTTTCCTAAGCAGTTCCCACAATAACCTCAATTCAGGTTCTTCTGACGCCATTATGTTCCTTATTTCCCTGTACTCCTGCATAAACTGAGGGAGGTATGACAGCAGGTTGACGTTAATATTTTCTAAAATCGTCATACTGTGATACCTCCCCATACAGGAATCTGATACTCAGTCAATTGCAGATTGTTAGGACTCCCGTTAATTGTTGTGTTCTGAATGTCCAAAATCCCATTTATGTCTAGTATTTTTGCTTCTATACGTGACACCCTTACAACAAGGTTATTACTCACTTTTTCATTTTTTAGGGCCCATGTTTTTCTCAGTTCAAGCAAGTAGTTCTTTACCACTTCCTCGACCTTCAGTTTTACAAGTGCCCATGAAAAATTAGGCTCAAACGTGATGCTTGTATGAATATTAATTGCAACGTTGCTTGTACCCTGTACTGTGACGACATGCCCTATCGGTGCAACCCCGAGACCTCTAGCGTCTTTGGTTGGATCCATAGTGTCCTGCACTTTTTTAATCAGAGTAGGGCTCGCCTGATTAAAATCACTATCGAGAATAGTCAACAATACAGTTCCGCCGCCATTCCATACCGGTGTCACCTTGACAGCTCCTACACCCTCGATTTCGTGCACTTTAAGTTTATAGTCAGATATGTTCCCTCCATATGCCTTCATGTTAAAACTGTCAAAGTACCGTTGCCGTAACTTTTCTGTCTCCTCTTCATCTTGTCCGGGAATTAAAAGTTCTGTTATTTCAGCCCTACCTAACCCGTTTATGTAGTCAATCGGGATTATATTTCCTGTTTTCCTTCCTCCATCCCTTCCGGGAGTTTCACATTCAACCTGATACTCGTACAGATTTGTACCTGTATTATGTTGTATAAATTTTGTGACTGTATAGTTCAGCTCGTCCAAATTAAATCTGCTACCCAGTGGTATTTCTATGTCAAAAATACCTTTCAATACCGCTTTACTTGCCTTGTAAGGTGTTATCCCTCTTTCACTTGCCCTTCTTATCAGATTTGGCCTGCTGGCCGTGTCTCCAAATGTTTCCTGTAGTATTATTGATAATGCAAAATACATATCCTCCAGTTCTTTTGCAGCAGGGGCAAGGGCGTCCCACATGACTGAGCCTTCCCTTTTATCCATACTGTTCGGAACTCTTGCAAGCATCCGTTCCATTATTTTTTCATAAGTCATTACTTCAAACATTAAGCTATTTGCACCTCCTTTTCCAGTTCCAGATTTCCAAAAATTGTGACTGCCTTAAATTTGACGTGCACTGTTCCTCTTCTTAATGTCTCAAATTCAAAATCTGTCACGTCAAGTATTCTAGTATCCTGTTCCAATGCCTCTTTTACCCTTCTTTCAATTTCAGGGATACAGTAGCTTACAGGCATTCCGAACAGGTCTTCAAGCTCTATCCCATAATTCCACGAGTAGATTATATGTTTATATCTCTCTGTCCTTATTATTTTATAGATAGACTGTTCCATTGCTTTCAGCTCATCCGTATAGTCTTCTATGACATTTCCTGACAAATCCATTTTGTAAGTTTTTGTCGGTCGTTCTATTATCCTGATGTCTGAAGTCAGTCCGTCGTTACGAGGTATCATTACAACCACTCTCCTTCCGTATGAGGGTTTTTGTATCTATCCAGCACAATGTAAGTCTGTCCGCCCTGTACTTTTAAAAGCACGATGTCCTCACCGACCTTCAAACCGTTATGGACAGTTATCCGTTTTCTGCCCTTGTATTCATGCTTATGACTTTTTATATCTGTCAGCACACCTTCAACAAGTTCAAAGTCTTCCGTTTCATGGCTCACGGATATATCGACATCATAGTCCCTGACAAGATGAGTGAGAATAAGATCGTCCTCTTCCAGTATCAGCTTCTGGTCCACTCTGACGGTAACAGGATTCACAGATTCTACTGTGCCTTTTCTGTGTTCAAACGGTTCTCCCGCATCATTCGTTGTTTTCGACAGTTCTTTCAACAGTTGTACCAGTTCCGCCATTCTTATCACTCTCCTTTATTCCCATCTGTCCTATAAAATCAATAGACATTACGTGTTTCTGATATTCAAATTTATGCTTGACTTTATCCACTATCATATAGTTCTGTACTACTATATCCCCGACATTAAGTTTAATGAGCATACTTGAGCCGCCCCTAACCCTTATGTCGCCGAAGACATTTTCCATTGCGAAATTTCTTTTTTTATGATTATACAGCTTTAAAAGACTTTTCACTTTTTCCTTTATTTTTGCCTCAGTCATTTTCTCGTCCACATTTTCAAAATATTGTAAAATACCCCATGATTTTATATTAAAAGGGTCTTTTACCATGTATATTTCCCTTGTTTTTGCCTCCTTGTTGACTCTTAAAAGCTTTATCTGATTGTACGTCTTGTCGTCTATGCTTGTGCTGTATTTATAATCAGTTGCACTCTTGTCGTCAAGAATGAGGTCAAGTATCCTCATTTTCTCGTCTTCCTTAAGTGTAAGCTTCCCATAATCGTCATAAAAAATGAACTGCTTCTTCGTGTTATACAAAGTTTCGGTAAGTGCATACAGTATCATGTCAAATAAAGTCTTGTTGTCTTCTATTCTCTTTTCAATTTTAAATCCCGTGTCTTCCAGTTCACCGATTTCAAGCTTAAAGTCTTCCGCTATCCTTTTTATTATTTCCGTTGCTGTTACATTCTTAAATATGTAAGTGTCCTTATTTTTTAAGTACCTCAGTTGATCATATGCGGTAACCTTAATCTTGCCTGATTTTGTCCTGCTACGTTTAAAAATATAGCCTAGAAAAAAAGGGATATCCTTGTATTTCACGGATACCCTGTTCCCTTCGGTAAATTCTATTTCCTCTTTCAGCACTTCAAATTCAAGCACTCCACAAGTTCCTTTTCTCTCCGTTGTCCATTCAAGTGATGTTGCAAGCGGGATTATAATCTGTCCATTTTCCAGTGTTACTGTCAGTTCGATGTCTTTTTCAAGTTCAAATTTTCCGACCGACTGTTTTATTGCCGCATTAATCCAGCTTTCCCTGTTCAAGTCTATCAGTTTGATTCCTTTCAAATCCGGCATAATGCTCATTCTTTAAGCCTCACTTTCTGCCCCGGAATAAAGTCCGTTATTTTGTCAAAAGCATTAAGTTTCATGACCTCTGCCATTTTCTCAAGTCCTCCTGTATGCTGACGGCATATGTTCCACAGAGTTTCCCCTGCCTCGGTTGTAACTATCCTGTCCAGTATCGCTGTTACCGCACGAGGTTTTGTGATAAAACCTGAAATCTTGTCGTCCAGTATTGTCAGAGCTGTTGCCCTAGGGTCGCGGTATTCCTTAAGTTTGATTTCAACAGGGATGTCCATAAACTCATCTGTATCGTCAGAATATGTAAACTCTTCGAGGGTAACTTTCATGTTTGTGTTAAAATACCCCTTCCTGTTCGGATATCTACGCGACACGATGAACTGGAACACTTTCCTGTCCCTTTTAAGTCTTTGAAGTTTATCCAAGTAATATCCCGGCTTGTTAAACCCCTGCAGAGTATTCAGGTAGGGATATCTGAATGCAGGGAGGACAATTTTGAATGATATTTCCTTAAGCCCTTCGGACTTCAGCAGATTCACTTCAGACGCATTTATGAGTGATACAGTTTCATTCCTGTTCTTCATGGTGTACGTTATCTTATCGGGATTCACTGGAATCAGCATTCTGTCAATATAAATGTCATACATGTTAATGCACCCCCTCTGCCACAATGTTCATTTTTTCTTCTATCTTTTCAGTCAGTTTATTTATCACTTTATCAATATCAGTTTCATTTTCTATCGTATTATTATTGTTCATTTCCACTTTTATTTCGGCAGTTGTGAACTGATTGATATGTTCCTGTTCCGCCAGTTCCCTCAGATATTTTAAATCCTCTTCTGTATCCTCGAGACTGTTGGCCATTTTTCCTGTATTGTCAGCGGTTTTCCCTGTGTTTTTTCCTACACCGTTAGGGTCTTTCCCTCCACCGCCTCCGCCACCCGGCATTCCAGTTCCGGCCGGATCAAGTCCTTTCCCTCCTCCGAGGTCGCCAAGTTCATCTTTCAGCATATCTTTTGTATTTTTGTAACCGTTTTTTAAGTCATTTTCCCATTTTTTCTGTTTTGCATTACCTCTTTCTGCACCTTTTCTGTACGCTGCACCTGCATCTTTTTTATCAAGCTTATAGTTTATTTCTGCTATTTGCGGGGCTGAAAAATTAGCCCTTGCAAGTTGCATGGCTCCTCCTGTCGAGGTAGGCAGGTTAATCCCAATTGCAGATAGTAAAGGGGCTGCACCGCTCATTGTTTTTAAAAGTCCGTTGATGAACTTATCCGCTTCACGCATTATCCAGTTAAATGCATCTATGAATATGTTTGCAAAATTCGACAGTCCTTTCGCCGCACTTCTTATAAGCCCATTTATACCTCTTATAATTCCGTTTATAGCGGATATTATCGCATTGACTATGCTTGCCCATATGTTCCAAAGCATAGCCTTCATCCAGTCAAATGCCCCTACAATAACTCCTGTGACCGTGGCAGTTTTTGTCATAGTTTTAATAAGATAAATCATACCTACAACTAAACCTATCACAATCGCAATAACTGCTACTATTGCAGCTACAATCCATGTTCCTGGAAAAGCGTATATAGCCGCATTCAGCCCATACTGTGCTATTGTGGCTAATACTGCCGCCATTTGTAACGCTGTGTCAGCTGCAACTTTGAGCCATGCTGCAGTGTTATAAGCCCATATTGCAAGAGTTGCTATGCCTTGAGCTAATGCATAAACCCCCATTGCGACCGCAACTCCTATGACAACTGGGCTGATTAAATCCCATTTGTCGTATACCCAACCTGCCAATTCCAGTGCTTTGTCAAATACTGTTGTCATTACCCCTGCTACCATCTCAAATGTACTCGCCATACTTGTTGCCATTGACTTAAATTTCTGACTGTTCGCCACCTGATTAATCATTCTCAGCAGAGGGTCAAATGTCCTTAGTGCAAAGTTTCCTGCCTTTACCCAAACTTCGCCCCAGGTCATAGGCAGTTTAGAAAAGTCCCTGTTGATATCATCAGTCATTCCCAGTACTGCTCTTCTTACTACATCTGCGGTTATTTTTCCTTCGGATGCCAGTTTTTTAAGGTGGTCTTGAGATACACCCATTTCCTTTGCTATTGCCTGAGTGATAAGAGGAGCATTTTCCCTGATACTCCTGAACTCGTCTCCCTGCAGTACTCCTGACGCAAGTGCCTGGTTAAGCTGCGTCATTGCTCCAGCAGTTTCAGTTGCGGATGTTCCCGCCACTTTAAATGCTTTTGTTGCGTTACCCATGAACTGTATTATCTCAGCATTATTTGAAAATCTTTTTCCGGCAAGGATTCCGAGCTTGGCCACATCGTTTGTAAAACTGTTCAGTGGAACTCTCGCCTCCTGTGCCATCTGATATGCGGCGTTTTTCAGATTATTTTTCTGTGCGGATGTATTTGTTATAAGATTAAGCCTTGCATCTATTGTCATGACTTCATCCGATATCCCCGCCAGTTTCTTCGCACCGTTAATCAAAGCATACATTCCGACTGCGGCTTTCAGCTTGTTTATCAAGCCGTTCATTGCCTTACCGCCACCATGTATCGAACTGTTCCACTGTTGCTGTTTTGCCGTATTCTGCTGTGTCTGTGCTCCCGCTCCTGCAAGTTCTGTCTGCAGATTCTGCAGTTCTGCATTAGCCCTTGCTATGTTATCTTTCATTGAATCTAACCCCTTCGGGTCTATCTTTTTATTGTCCGCCGCTTCCATAGTGGTTACAAGACTGCTCATGGCACTTGCCATCTTAAGCACAGGAGCAGTCAGTCTGTCCATCATTTGTATTGACGAGCTTATCGTTGCCATGAACATCACCTCCTTGCTCTGGACTTCATTTTCTGCATTTCCTTCTTCTCATTTTCAACTTTTAATCTTATGCTTGCTATGATAAATGCTTTTTCTTCTAGTCCGAGCTCTGCAAAATCGCCCGGCATTATCTTAAGCTTGTGGAGGGCGTAATGTGCATACCCTGCCATCGCATCCTCCTCTATTAGTTTTTTGCTTCTTCGATTTTTTCTTCCATGATATCTTTATCGAATCCGCATATTTCCTGTACTTTTTCTGCCAAAGCGTTATACTCACCTGGTAAAAGCATAGCAGATAGGAGTTCCTCTGCAGTCATTACTGCGTAACTGTCCTGTAACTCTTTGTTGTTTAAGTTGGGGTACACTACACATGCAACAAGCAGTTTTTTAAGGTATTCTGTATAATCAAGTTTAGGCATATATACGTTTTTCTTAATCTTAACCTGCGAGGTACATTGATTTCTTAGTTCGTCATCCGTTTCATTTCCTATAGCCCTAATTTCCCACTCCAGTGGCTTTCCGTCCTCCCCGACAAACCTGTCAGAAATTACAACTTTTTCATTTTCCACTGCTTTTGCATTTCCTTTAAAAAATCCTTTTAAGCTATCCATTATTAATTTCAACACCTTTCTGATTAAATAAATTATATAAAAAATAAGCAGACACACAGTTGTATCTGCTAAAAATTCTGCTACTTCTTCGGGATTTAATACCCATCTGAAAAATTTTTCCAACATTATTGCATTCCCGGTAAATTCTTAAATTTTTCAGGAATTTCAAAAGATTCGAATGTAAAGTCGAATTCGTCTTCAAGATATTCTGCATCCGCGTCTATACTTGCAAGTGTTCCTCCATCAATGTTACATCCTTTCAGTATGACTGTCTGTCTTCCTACTGTTGAAGTAGGGTCTTCGTTTACAAGCTGCATATCAAAATATATATCTTCTCCAGTATTCTGATACTTAAGTAAAAGTTCCCTGAAAAGAGAAGTGTTGTAATGCATCTTCGCACTTCCTGAACCTTCCCATCCTGTAGCCTTGTTCCCTTTTCCTGAACGCCCCATGATAGGAACTTTAGTTTTTGTCTTCTCCATTTCCGCTTTCACGGAAATAACCTGCATTAAAAGATATCTGTTACCTTCTATCGTGACAAAACATCTTCCCATGCTCCCTGATACGGCATCCCTACCGTTCATTGTTGTGCTCATTTCTTACCTCCTTATTCATTTAGCTAGGCCACTATGACACTCATGTATAATTTTTCCATCGCCGCAACAGGAGTGACCTTATCTGTTACAAGCACCGATTTCTTATCTTTCCCTTTTTCAACTGTTACGTCTTCGGCAACAAAATTCTCAATTGCCCTGACTCTCTGCAGTTCCTTGTGATGGTCAACGATATTATCTTTAAGTGATACCCTTCCATCTTCGTCATTGTCCACTTTTCCTACGAATGACTTGTTGAACAGTTTTGCGATGTCCACGGCTATCTGATCAAGTACTCTTATCACCTGATTAGATGTAAAGTCATCATTCTTATCTACCGTGATTGATGTAAAAGTATTTATGTCAGTGAGAACAACTGGTTTATTATCGGCCTTGTGGAACAGGAATTTCCCTGCTTTTATTCCATTTTCCAGTGCTGTCTGATTTTCCTTAAATTCAAACGTAAAATCTCCGTCGTAAACTTTATTTGAGACAGATTTGTTGACAGGGCATCCTGCTTCAGCTCCTGTGACCCAGTACACTGCAGACGATTCCTTATCGTCTTTGGAAATAGTTTTGTTTTCAACTGAAATAACACCTTCATGATCTGCATATGCTCCTCTGTAGACTACAGTCTGAAACTTAGCTCCAACTTCATCACGCATTCTTTTTGTGAACTGAATGTATAGTTTTTTAATTGTTTCGTCAGTTGCAAGACATCCCAGTGTGTTGAAATAGTAAGTCTCTATTTTGTCCAGAAACTTCTGATATTCCGTTCCTGTCACTGCACTTCCGTTTGTTCCGTTTTCAAGCGGTTTTGCAACTGTCAGGGTTAATGTTGCCCCTGTTTTAAAATCCACAAAATCATTATTGATTAAATCCTTTGCCGTTTTTACCGTCTGAACATCCACTTTTTTATTATCAAGTAGAGTAGTCACATCAAACATTGTAGGAGCGTCAACATTAGCCGCCACTGTTATTTTAATGCTGTTCCCTCTTTCGCCTGCATATTTTGCAGTGGCCAGGTCATTACTTGCCTTTGCCCCTTCATTCAGCTTATAACAGTAGACTGTCTTCGCATTAGAAAATAAGTCTCTTAAACCTTTCATTTTTTCATGGTCATAGCTATATCCGAATATTTTCAGGCTGTTTTTCTGAAAATCAGAATTTTCAACGGTGAACACTTCCCCGTCTACTCCCCAGTCAAGTTCCATTGCCATTGCAGCATAACCTCTGTCGGCAAGTGATACGATAGCCCTTGCCAGGCTGACAAAATTAATGTAAGTACCCGGCAAAACTTTATTCTGAAATAACCATGTACCTCCTCCGTATGCCATCTATTCCACCTCTCTCTTTAAAAATTCTTTTATTAAGTTATCCACTTCGTCAAAAGTGTATTCCTTGTCTTCTTCAAGCATTACTCCGAGAATATCCTTCTGCATTTCATATTTTTTTGAATCATACAGCTGTTCTTTTGTAAAGCTTGTGTTTGTTTCACTTTTCTTAGCCATTCTTTTTAATGCCTCCTTCTATCGAAAGACTTTCCATCTTATCATTTTCCTTTTTTTCACGGATAAAATAACTGAACTGAATAAAACTGTGCATATTCCCGTCCTGTATCTCAGTTTTTCTCTCAGTGCCTCTCATGATGTCTCCATTTTCGAGCGTTATCAGGTTAGTGATACTGTTAAGTTTTTCAATTACATCATATATTTCCCTTGAATTCTTTTTATTTTCATCAGCTATATAATCAATCCCGAACACTGTCACTGCTTTATACCTTAAGTCAACAATCTGAGTTTTATCAGTACTTATGACATGCACGAAAAAACAGGGTTCCTCAAAGTTCTGAGGTATTTGGTTGATATAAACCTTTATCCCGAATGTTTCCTTCAGCTTTCCAGTCAATGCATTCAATATGTCGTTTATCATACTCCAAGTACCTCCTTTATCCATGCTTCAAGTTTCTTTTCAATTATTTTCGGTAATTCCTTTTCCAGTTCCAGTTCTGCCTTTGTAAGAAAAAACTGCCCTGTAACCCATGATTTTTTTAACGATTTCCCAATTGCTTGAACATACCTTCCCGGAGTCTGCCTGTGCCCGAACTCGACATACGATGCATATTCAACGCTGTTCGTTATTGTCACCGTATATCCTCCGCCTGTATTGATCGCTTTCGCTCCTATACTTGCGTCCCAGCCACGTCTTAACGCTCCTTTGTCAACAGGCGTTCTTTTAATTGCTTTAGCAAGTAGTCTTGCACCCAGTTCATTGGTAATATTTTCAAGCAACAGTGCCGTATTTGCCTGACTTAATGTTTCAGCGGCTTTTCTTATTTCCGAAAAATCCACTTTAACTTTACTCGTTCCCATTTAAGCACTTCCTTTATATGCTTCAAGCACTATTTCCTGATGGTTCGTGTAAACTGCCGATATTCCCGAGTGCTTGTATTTCCTTGTAACTCCGTTCTGAGTGACTTCAATCACACTGCCCGGAGGAACATAAACTTCAGGAGCGATAAACAGTTTCACAATCTGCGAACTTACGGCAAAGGACTCCGTCTGACTGGTCTGACTTATATTCTTAAAACTTAACCGGCAAGGCAGATTTTCAAACAATGTCACTTCTGTGTGAATCGTCGCTCCATATTTGTCTTCAACATCTTTAAAACCAAATATATTACAAACTCCAGTCCATAGTGACTGTATAGCCTTTTTTGCCTTTTTCAATTGATTTTCTACCATACTATCCTCCTGTATCTCAAGAGTTCATCCTCTCCTCTTGTCATCAGATATGTCATATAAACTTCAAATTTGTCTCCCGTTGTCTTTGTATCCTCATAGACAACCTTTGTATCGCCTTCGCTTATTTCTTTCGCTACACGGTCAAAATCTAAGCCTTTCAGCTCAAGCTGGTTAAGTGATTTCTTAAAATATAAAAACTCGCCTGTACTCCGGTCAATCCAAATATGCTTCAAGCCTTCAGGAACTTTGTTCTGATTAGTCTTATTTTTAATATAAGACCTAACTTTCTCAATGCTCTGTTCCAACAAAAATAAGTCGGCATCTACGACTTCATAGCCTACCGACTTTAATGTTTTTATCACGTCTTCTTTGATATTTTCTATGTACTCCATACCCAGCACCTACTTCTTCGGTTTTTTAGCCTTTTCTTCCGTGTCTTCCGTGTCTTCCTCCACTTCATAACCGCGTTCCCTGAACCATTCGATTAAATTTTCGTTGTCAGTGTTTCCGACTCCGTTAACAAAATATACCCCGGCACTTGTCCCCGTATATTCCTGATTTGGTGATTTTATTACAGCCATTCAAAGCACCTCCTATTTTACTTTAATCTTTCTGAATATCCCTGCAGCCTTTGTCGCCTTCAAAGCAACCGCCGCAACCATTTCAACTTCTCCTGTCTTAACTGCTCCTGCTGTCTTATAATCAGGCAACCATGATTTGATTAATCCGTTTCCTGTCGGAGCGACTCCGTGGAATCCGTCCATTCCAAATCTTACAGCGTATAGAGATGTTTCCCCTGTTCCTGTTTTTGTTTCAGAAACTGGGTCATTTGTTCCTGGTTTAGCTCCAAGATTAATTAACGGAATTCCTGCATACATTTCAACCTGCTGTCCAAAGTCGTTCATGGATGTTGTGTACATCGAAGTTCTTCTCGCACAAGCCCTTATTCTCGCGATAAGCTGTAAGTTCCCTGCTATCATGGAAGGTGTTCCGTCAAGCCCCATCAAAAATTCATCCAGCATGTCAAGGAAAGCCTTGTAGTTAGTATCTATTGCGGCCGAAGTAGATAAATCTATTGCGGCTCCCGGAATAAATTCTGTCGAACTTCCTGTGATTGCTTTTTCAAGCCCGTCAAATGCCTTACTGTTCACTGCACTGTCTCCATTTATCACAGTGTTGTTAAATAAAGCAGATGCAGCTTTTATTTTCTGCGACATCTGTAACTGCACTTCTGACACTATTCCACCCATATCTGCAATAATTCTGTCAATTTGGAATGATCCCCCGAAGATTTTTAAGTCGACATTGTGTCTTTCCTTAGAAACTTCAGCAGGTGTGTATTCATGATTGACTTCTCTGAAGTCCGCGGTTGGTTGTGTTTTCAATCTTGTGTATCCGTAAGTCATTGTAGTTCCTCCTCCTGTCGGGGACACCACATTGTCAAACGGTATGTTGTTCATAATAAAATTACTCTTTGCAAATTCGTCAATCACTCCAATCTGCAAATCGTCCTGTACATTCTTTTTAGCTTCTGCTAATGTTATCGGCATATAAGCCACCTCCTATTTTTTTTAATCTGATTGTGTTGTAAATCTTGCCATTATGGCATCAGCTAGAGATTTTGGGGCTCTGCTTTCTCCTGTTCCTGTATTTCCTTCGCCGGGTTTCACTCCTGTAAAGTTAGGCCCTTTCGGATTTGCCTCTTCAACAGCTTTAAACAGCATTTTACTGTCTTCCGCTTTTTTCAGGCTTTCAATCTGTTCATTGATTCCAAGCAGTACATCACCATCCATTTTGATTTTACTCATATCCAGTAATGCTTTTACTGCCTTGACATTTAAGGCATCCGCTCCAAGCAAGGCCGTATCCACCGCTCCTGCCAGTTTTATTTCCGCAAGTTCAGCATTATATTTATCCGTTGCGGCCTTATTTTCGTTCTGCAATGTTTCAATTGTCTGCTTCAAAGCTTCAATGTCCCCAGTACTGTTCTTCAGAGTTTCAAGCTGTTTATCCCTTTCAGATAAATCTTTCTCAGCCTGTTTCTTTGCATTGTTCACTTCATCAAATCTTGCTTTTGGGATAAACCCTTTCAGCTGTTCGGTATTTGCTGACAGCACTTTTTCAGCCTGTTCCTCCGTCAGTCCAAGTTTTAACAGATCCTCTTTGTTCATAAAATAATCACTCCTTCATTTTTTTTCGCTGTATGTCAGCGGAATCATATCAGATTTGTTCTTTTACGCCTGCAAATTCTAAAAAAAAGGCGAAATAAAAAAAGAGCAGTCGTTAAACCGCTCTTGAATTATTACTGTTTACTTTCTTCTGTTCTCCATTTGAAAAAATTAGCCCAGTATGGATTTTCATTATCAAATATTTCTTTCTGTTCTTTTGTAAG